ATGAGAGATTACATCAACCAGTCTGGTACTTATGGAGCCACGTGGGTTAAAAACCCATTTGCTACACGCAACGATATAGCACGACGCAAGGTTGTCAATCTTGAAGAATACCAAAAAATGCAAGAACAAATCGCTTCTAACGGGGGTTACCTATAATGCTGGACATTGATGTAATCAGTGATAAGCTGCGTAAACTACGCGGTCATTACCACACCCGCGATTCACGCTACCAGGATTTACTTGCAATTCGTCAGGGAAAGATTGACCAAGTCTTCCCAGGTATGTTCTCTGAAGATTACCCAAAGCCAATGATTGCTAACTTCATTGACATCGCTGCTCGCGACGTTGCTGAAGTTATTGCTCCACTGCCTGCGTTTAACTGCATGACAACTAACTCTGTCTCAGATCGTGCGCGTCAGAAGGCTGACCTTCGCACAATGATTGCTGCTGGTTACCGCGATACTGCCAACCTTCAGACAATGATGTACTCAGGTGCAGATCGTTATTTGACATTTGGTATGCTCGCTTTCATCGTTGAAGAAGACCATGAGAACAAGCGTCCAATGATTCGCATTGACAACCCAATTGGTTCTTACCCAGAGTTTGATCGTTTTGGTAAATTGCTTTCATACTCAAAGCGTTATACAAAGACTGTACGCGAACTTATCAATGACTTCCCAGAACATGAGACTGTCATCCGTGGTAAGTATGAGAACCGTAACTCAGAGCGTATTCTTGAAATGTACCGCTACCAGGATAAAGACCAGCTAGTACTGTTCTTACCTGAGCGTAATAACTTTGTTCTATCGCAAGCAAAAAACAGCATGGGAGAAATTCCTGTTGTTATCGCTATTCGTCCTGGTATTGACTCAGACGAACATCAGCGCGGTCAGTTTGATGACATCATGTGGGTACAGGTTGCACGTTCCCGCTTTGCAAGTTTGGCTCTGGAAGCCGCACAGAAATCCGTCCAAGCGCCATTTGCGCTACCTTCCGATGTAAATGTTCTAGAAATCGGTCCAGATGCCACTATCCGTTCAGCCAATCCAGAAAAGATCCGTCGTGTTGATCTAAACATTCCTAACGGAATCTTCCAAGAAAACGCACTTCTAGATCAGGAAATGCGTACAGGCGCACGTTACCCAGAAGGACGACTAGGACAGCAGTCAGGTTCTATCGTTACTGGTCGTGGTGTACAAGCTCTCATGGGTGGCTTTGATACTCAGGTTAAAACAGCACAGGCTGTTCTATCAGAAGTCTTTGTAAAGGTTATGCACCTTTGCTTCAAGATGGATGAGATGCTATTTGGAGATGTTGAGAAAGAAGTTCGTGGCATCAATGCAGGTGCTGCATATGAAATCACTTACATCCCTAAGCGTGACATTGATGGCAACTACCACTGTGATGTTACATACGGACTTATGGCAGGACTTGATCCTAACCGTGCATTAGTATTTGGATTGCAAGCACGCGGAGATAAGTTAATCTCTCGCGACTTCTTGCGTCGTCAGATGCCTTGGGAAATGAACGTTACTGCTGAAGAAGAAAAGGTTGAAGTAGAAGAACTACGCGATGCTTTAATGCAATCAATCTCAGCTTACGCACAAGCAATTCCAGCAATGGCATCTCAAGGACAAGATCCTTCAGGAGTTTTACGTTCCATGGCGCTGGTTATTAAGGGTCGTCAAAAGGGTAGACCAATCGAAGATTTGATTGCAGAAGCCTTTGCACCTGAACCAGCACCCGAAGTTTCCCCAGAGCAGGCTATGGCCGCTGGTGAGGCGCCAAGCGCCCCAGGACAGGCGCCCTCTGGGGAGTCTCAGTTACCACCAGGGCTACAACCATCTGGTCGAATGACAGGTGTAGCACCAGGCCAAGCAGGTATGGCTCCAGGTGGACGCCCAGACATGCAGACATTACTTGCAGGTCTATCATCTTCTGGCTCTCCAGTCTTACAGGCTGGCGTTGCTAGACGTACAGCGGTCTAACGCGTTCTGCTGTATAATTAACCCCTATAGGAGACACAAAATGGCAAAAGTATCACCAATGACAAAGGCAAGTCTTACGACTCCATCACCAAAGCCTGCTAATCAAGGCGGACATTCTGGAGTAAACTACGCGCCAGCAAACATCCAGGCTAAGGCAACACCAGTAAAGCCAATGCACAAGGCAGTTCTATTCTCTGCTCAGCCTTCAGGAACTAAAGGTTCTAACAAGGGCGCTAACTAAAAATGGGTGCCCCAGGTAACGGAAAAGAACGTTACGAAAAGGGATATGTAGCATCTACAATTGTAGATAAAAGCGGAACAAGTCAATATCAACGTGATTTAATTGATAGGCAAGCAGCAAAAATTGCTGATAAATCTAGTATGGATGCTGCTGGTGCCTATGCACAAAGAGAAACAGCAAAAATTATTGCTATTAACTCTAAAGCAGGTTTAATTCCAGGAAACCCAATCCGCACTGCTGGAAATTCTACAGCAAAGATGCACCCAGATAACGTACCACCAAAAGGTAATAAGTAATACATGTTTGAAGATGACAACGAAAACATCCCAATTCGCTTAACGCCTTGGGATGTTTTCGCTGTTGTCACCAATTTAGTTTTAGATATTGTTATTAGTTTTGCAAAGTTTTTAAGTGCGATTACGTACATGTTAACCAACCAAGCAGATGTCGTGGATGCCCAAAAGGCGTTTCACGATGATGTCGTCCGAACCATTGAGACTATCACAGAGGGAGAGTAGATATGCCAGCTCCAGAAAAGCCAGCAACAACTCCATCACTCCCAGGCAAATTAGCCACACGAACCGATGGCGGCCCAGCATCAAAGCAAGCAATACGTTATGCATCAGGTATGCCATACGGCGAAGGACAGGATTTTCTAGATATCCAGTCTTCTGCTGCAATGGCTAAAGCACCTACAGTACGAGGTATGTCAGCAGGAGCAGTAGAAAATGCAGTACAAAGTGCTGCACCTTCTCCAATTGTACCACTTAGCGCACCTACACAAAATCCTCAGCAACCAGTAACAGAAGGTGCTGACGCAGGACCAGGTGCAGGCTCTGCATCATTGGGACTTAACACTGCTAATACAGTTCAGGATCAAGCATTTAAGCAACAGATTGCTTCTTACATGCCAGTCTTCATGTACATCGCTTCTCGTCCAGATACTTCACCTGAGACACGCAATGTCATCCGTCAACTTCGGGAGAACATGTGAGCGTATGGAACAGAATTGGGCAATTTGCTAAAGATGTTGGCGGTGCAGTTGCATCACCAGCTAAATTTGTTTGGGATGTTGCCAGCTCACCATTTAATGATAAAGAAGAATTTAACGGCATAGCCAATACGCTTTCTACTGCTACCAAAAACTTTGGTTCAGCAGCATTAAAGCCAGTTTCTGATGTTGTAGCATTACCTGGAATTTCACAGGCTGTAAATGCTATTAATACAGTTAACCAAAATGTAATCCGTGAGCCTTTGGCTACGGCTGCATTAGCAATTGGTGACACTCTAAGCGGTAAAGGAAACATCTTTAACCCAAATGAGTGGAAGAAAGCATACACTGGCGCACAAAACATTTCATTTGGCCAGGCAGTTACAGGAATTGGCTTAGGATTAGCCAACAACCAATTTGATATTTATGACCCAGCACAGCGCAAGGCTGCTTTCAAAGACAGTATGTTTGGAAACCTTGCATCTGGCGCACTTGACATTGGTATTCAGTTTGCTGGAGACGTTACAATAGGTCTAGGTAAAGGTGTTAAGTTAGCCAAGGCTAGCGAGTATGGCGTTGGAGCCATTGCTGGAAATGCTGATAAAGCAGCACATGCAGCAGAACAGATTACTAAAGCCGTTGCTGGAGAAAAGAATCGCTTTAGTAAACTTGTTAAAGATTTTACAGAACAAGATTCAACTTATGCCATCAACCACCCAATGGTTAGGTCATCTAATGAACCTGGGCTTCTTGCCCACCTTCTAGGTAAGTCTAAGGATGAAGAAACTACAGGCTTAGTGCTTCGCACAGCCCTTGGCGATCAACATGCTTTTAATGAACTGGCAGCAGTACGCCCAGATATTACACAGGCTATCAACAATGCCAATAAAACTATTGACGAGTTTGATAAGTTTAAGGCTAACCTAGCATCTGATACTGTTATCTTCCCGTGGGAAGGTCCTACAGTTGTAGCCGAAGCAAAGGCTGCACTTGAAGCATCTATCAAGCATGATGAGCAAGTAGCAAAGTTAATGCAACTTGGCGCAGGTGGCGGTTCACTTACACGCACAACTGGTAGTACGCTTCAAGGCGTAGAAGATTTTGTTGCTAAAGCGCGTTCAACTGCTTTCTACGATAAGTCAGTTGGTTCACCTGTAGTTAAGTTCTATCAGGCTACGCCTTTCCACCGCATGTACCAGGTTATCAGCCATGCTGAGCATGAGCGTCCAGCAGGACTTGCAGATGTCAACGACCCAGATTCATACAAAGAAGTTATTGCAACTATTGGTCGTGGACAAAAACTTGCCCGTATGACTGAAGCTGAAAGCAAGTTTCATTTAGATAACTATACAAAGCAACTGACACCAGAAGGCCGTACAGATGCTTTACACATTTTAGAAAAAAGAACATTAGTTGCCCTTGCAGCAAAGCATAATCTTACAGAAGAACATGCTTTAGCAATCTGGCAAGAAGTACATGATGCTCGTACATCTGCTGTAAATACAATTAAAGAAAAAGCATTTATGGTTGACCAAGATAAGGGCATCTTAAAGTTCCCAGTCTTTGAATCACAGACTGCTAACTTTGTTCCAATCATGGACTTTGATCTAATGAACCGTTTGCTTAAGCGTCACAACTCAGCAATTTCATTGCTTGGTCGCACTAAAGATACGACTATTCATTATGCAGATATCCTTCAGGATGCTTTCAAAGCTGCTGCCTTGCTACGTGGTGGTTATACTATCCGTAACGGTATTGACTCACAGCTGCGTATTATGGCATCTGTTGGAGCAATGGCATCTGTTCGTCACTTAGGTGCGGGCATGAAGAATGTGATGTTTGATTCTATCAAGGCACCACAGACCCTAGTAGATCAATTTAAGTTTTTGCCAAGCAAGGGTGCAGATATGGCTCAAGTTGCACTTGAGCGCAAAGGTGTAAGCGATGAGATTGCAAACCTTGAGAGCCGCATTGCAACACTTGAGAAAAGCCCTGGTGCTACAGCAACTAATGAGTACGTTCTTGATGCTGATGTTCTTGCAGAGATAAATACTCTTAAGAACCTTCTTGAAGAAAAGACTATGGTTGATAGTCACTATGCATCATTGCTTTCACGTATGTCTAAAAAGAATTACAAGACACGCATGGGCGAAGGTTTAGTTGAGCATACAACTAGCGATGGTCAAACGTACAAACTATATGACGCATTTGGTGGGCCATTGGGTGAGATGTTCCGTAACCTTAACTCATCTGCTAACACATACTCACGCCTTATTGACTCTAACTCAGATCATCTAAGTTCTAAGTTGACATCAAAGGGTATTGGTGCTGTCGGGCCAGATGATGCTTTTTATGCAAAAGAATTAGCAAATACTCTCAATAGAGACTTTGCAAACTCTACTCCAATTCGTATGCTTGCATCTGGCATGAAGCCAGCTGAAGTTATTGACTGGCTCAAGCACGATACAGGCGGGCAAGATCTTCGCAAGCGCCTTAACCCAGAAACCGTAGGGCGCAAGAAGTCAGGCAAGCAAGAGCGCCTCAACATTGGCATTAACTATGATGAAGTAGAGTCTTATGTTAATAAGATTAACGGTTTCCTAGACTCTTATTTACCAGCAGATAGCCAAATTCTTCGCGACAAACTTGCAAAGCGCCAGCCAATTACTGAAGAAGAAATTCGTGCTTCACATGCTGGTATTGAAAAAGAAGATTTGCCTATAATTCACGGTAACGTAATTCAAGAAAATATCAGAAACAATTCTCTTATCAGTATCAAGGGTATTACAAACGGTCTTTTCAAGTTCCTTGGCTCAATGCCAGAAGATGCTTGGGCAAGACATCCACTTTACCGTAATTTGTACCAGGATGAACTGACTCGTCGTATTGATTTTATGTCACAGATGAAGAAAGATCGTCTAACACCAGCTGAGCAAGAAGCAATTATGAAGAAGTCTCACGACTTTGCTCAACGTGGCGTTAAGAATATCTTGTTCAACATTGAGCGTCGTACAAATCTTGCTACTCACTTAAAGTTTATTAGCCCGTTCTTTTCTGCACAGGAAAACGCAGTCAAGACATGGACCAAGATGGGTATTAACAACCCAGCCATTATCAACCGTGGCGCAATTATTTGGAATTCACCTAATCGTTCTGGTTTAGTAACAGATAAAGATGGCAATGTTGTCCCAGCTGGTCAGTCAACTAACCAAGATACTATCTGGCTAGAGATGCCAGACTGGGCAAAGCGTCTCCCCCTTATTGGTCCTGGCATTTCTGTGCTAGACCAACAGGGTATTCCTAAGCAATCACTTGATATCATCTTCGCTGGTGGTATGAACGTGCTGTATGGTGGAAAAGCAAGCGTTCCATTTAACGATGTTATCCCAGTTGGGCCATATGTTGCTATCCCAGCATCTGAGTTGGCTAAGCGCCAACCTGCATTTGAAGATGCGTTAAAGTGGGCATTACCATTTGGTCCTACAAAAGGTCCTATCTATGAAGGCTTATTGCCAGCATGGGTAAAAAGAGCGCAGACATTAGCAGCAGGTCAGGATAGCCAAGAATATGTTCGCACATATCAGATAATCCATACAACTGAATTGCATAATGCTAAGGCTGATGGACGACCTATGCCATCAGAGTCAACTATCAAGCGCATGACAGATGATTTCTACAAGATGCGTATTGTTGCCAACTTGGTCATGCCTTACTCTCCAAAGTTTGATAGTCCTTACCGTTTGTACTTAGATAAGTACCGCGAGTACCAACGCAAGTACACTCAACTAGGACAAGCAGATGCAATGTTCCTACAGGATTATCCTGAATACTTTGATTTTGCTGTAAGCCTATCTGCCAATAAGACAGGTGCCTTGGCTAGCCAGGGAACATATGCCAATACCAAGAAGTATGGCGATCTTGTTGCAGATGTTTACAAGGATGAACCTTCATTAGTTGGATTGATTACTAACAACCCAACAGGTAATGACTTTTCACAAGCAGTCTATGACTGGCAGTACTCAGCCTCAGTTGGTCCTGGCACATCTGACACATTCCGCAGCAATGCTAATGCTCAGGATGCAGAACAGCAGAACCAAGTCAAACTTGGTTGGATCAAGTACCGCAATGTAATGAACCAAGTAGATGCAGAACTTAAGAACCGTGGTTTATCTGCTACGAACCAAAAGGGTGCAGAAGATCTTAATGCTATCAAGCAGTTAACTATCAACGCTCTTTCTTATGTCAAAGATGAAAAAGGCAATCCAGTACTTGATGCCAATGGGCAGGCAAGTATTACACCTTGGTTTGAAAGTTACCGTGATTTAGATGGAACTAAGACACTTCGCGTTATATCTGGTCTAAACAAAATTGTATCTGATGAGAAGTTTATCAAAGGCCATTCTGATGGTAAGGGAAACCTTAACCCTACATGGGCTTCAGTATCTACTTACCTACAACTGCGTCAGCAACTGTCTAATGAGTTGGCTACACGCCCCGTAAAGGGCCTTACAGCCAAGGCTAATGCAGATGTATATGCAGTTTATCAAGCAATAGTAAGCAAGCTTAAAGATGGCAACATTGGGTTTGGTGATATTTACGATAGATACCTTTCACAAGATCAGGTTTACTACAAGTTTATTTCTGAAGCAGCACTAAAAGGAGCAAAGGCATGACAACACCAGTCCAAAGTGGAGCAAGTAAAATGGGTGCTTCAACAGTGCTTAAGCCAGCTGCCGCAGCAACAGGTTCAACACCTTTGGGCAATGTTATGTCAGCTTTAGGTATTACTTCTGCTGATATAGCAACTTTTACTCAATCTTCTGGTGGTACTACAACAGGTGGGCCTAGTGGAGTTACTACCAAAACTAAGTATACAACTGCTGGGGCAACTCCAGACATTAACACCATCTGGCGTACATATACTGGCAAGGATGCTTCTAAGAAACAGATTAGCGCAGTAACTGCTGCAATTAATGCAGCATTGGCATCTAATCCAGACAAAACTACTAACACTGGTGGGGATTACTCAACAACATCAAAGGTTGTTGGAGCAGACGCACAACAAATTATTAAAGAACAAGCGTTACAAGATCCTGCTACAGCACCATTCCAGGCAGCAACTACATACTATGACGACCTTCTTAGCGTATTAACAGGTCCAGTTGGAAGGGGTTACTAATGGCTAGCAAGACTCTTAAAGATAAGATTGCCAAACTTAAGGAAGAATACTCTTCTAAGTTAAATGATTCATACAAAGCCGCAACACCAGCAGATGCAGACAAGTTAAAAGCCGCTGCTAAAAAAGCATTTGACCAAGCAAAAGAGTTAGAAAAGCAAGCAAAACTAGAAGACCTTAGTACGGATCAAACCAAGGCTCAGAAAGAATTAGAGCGCCTCAAGGCTCTTCCAGATACTACACCTGGAAAAGCAGCATCCGTATCTACTCAGCAATCTAAGGTTGAATCAATTCAATCAAAGATGAAGTCTCCAACTCTTAAGCCTGCTGTTGAGCAAGCACCAGCACCAGCTCCTAAGCCAAGTTCAACACTTGGCGTAGGTACTGTACTTGCACCAGCGAAGCCACCAGTAGCAGCAACAGGGCCTACTGGTCCAGTGCCAGCACCTAAGCCTAAGCCAAAGCCAGGGGCTACGGTTAAATTAACTCCAGAAGATGCACATGCTAAGGCAATTGAAGCATTACAGGCTATGGGTAACATGGGTGCGTATTCAGTCCAGATGGCACTGATTGATTCAGACCCAAGCCTTAAAGAAGTTTTTCAGCGAGATGTTTATGACCCAATTATGGCAGGCCAAACACCTGCCACATCTGCCAAGTTCAAAGCAGACATTATCAATACCAATTGGTATAAGTCTTATGCTGAACCAGCACGTGAAGCAAAGGCTGCCGAACTAGGCGACCCTGCTACATGGAAAGAATCAGTCGCAAGCACTGAAAAACTTATTCAGGATAGCGCACGTGAAATGGGTTACACAGTAACCCCTGAACAGGTTGCACAATTAGCACAGATTGCATTGGCTAAAGCTGGCGGTAAAGCACAGGCAGTGTCTGGATTAGTTCTTAGCGAAGTAAAGACACAGATTACTAGCCTTGGAAAAATCAACGTATCTGGCGGCCTTGCTGCTAGCGGTATTGCTAACCTTAAATCAACTGCTGCTGATTATGGCGTAGGCAATTTATTCAATGATGACTGGTACAAAGAAAAGCAAGATGCTATACTTAAGGGTGTCACAACTCAAGCAGCGGTGGATGGTCTAATTAAGTCTACAGCCAAGTCAGCATATGGCGCACTAGCGCCACAGATTGATGCAGGATTAACTGTTAAATCTATCATGGCTCCTTACACCTCTCTGTATGGCAGCATCCTTGAACTTGCCCCAGGTAGCGCAAGCATCTCAGATCCTATCTTTGCAAGCAAAGCATTTATTCAAGACCCTACAGACCCAAGCAAGCAGGTTCTTAAGCCACTATGGCAATACCAACAAGACTTGAAATCAGATCCACGCTGGGCATATACACAAAATGCACGTGCTGATTTAGACCAAGTTGGACATAGCGTACTAACGAGTTTGGGGTTGACTTACTAATGGCAGCAGCAGATGCAGCAAATGAAGCACGCTTAACGGCAGCAGCAAAAGCAAAAGCAGATAAAATTGCCTCTGATGCAGCGGCAGCAGCAGCAAAATTAAAAGAAATAGAAGCTACTCGTCCAGGTGCTGCATGGGTATTAGATGCTAGTAACAAATGGACCAAGCCTGCTAAACCAACTGACGGTAAAACTTATACTTGGGATGATGCTAAAGGTTGGACTGTTAGTGCAATTGGACCTACTGGTGGAGCAACTGGACCAACTGGGCCTACAGGACCTGTAGGTAAAAAAGTAACTGGAACTAACATGATTACCGTCAATGGTAAACAAGTTATGGTTACTACATTTGAAGATGGAACAACTACACAAACTGATTATGGTTCAGCAGTTAACCCAGAAAACGCTATCACAAACCTTACCTCTATCTTTTCAGCCTATGGTTTAGGTGGAGATTTTGCTAATGCAATCCGAGATATGGTTATCAAAGGTTACACAGCAGATACAATTACTCTTATTGCCCAAGATCCTAATAGCACCAACCCACTTGCAGTTGCTTTCCAGCAACGCTTTGCTGGTAATGCTATGCGTGTTAAGGCTGGTATGGCACCACTTAGCCCAGCAGAATACATTGCAACTGAGCGTTCATACCGCCAGATTATGACAGCAGCTGGGTTACCAAAGGGATTCTACGATAGCAATAGCGACTTTACAAACTTTATCTCAAAGGATGTTAGCCCAACAGAACTTAAATCACGTGTTGATCTAGCAGCAAATGCTGTTGCTAACACTGATCCGTTCTACAAAAGTTCATTGCAGTCAATGTACGGTCTTTCAACAGGCGATATGATTGCCCACGTACTTGACCCACAAGCCGCACTTCCTCTTCTACAGAAGCAGGCAGAGGCTGTCAAGATCGGTACAGCAGCAGCTCGCCAAGGTTATGGCATCAGCGCAACTGCTGGAGAAAATCTTTACACACAGGGCGTATCACAAGCTCAAGCAGAACAAGGATTTAGAACCATTGCAGGTGCGCAAACAGCGCAGCAGAAACTTGCAGAAATTTACGGTGGAGATGCAGCAGTACAAGGTCAGAACCTTGTTGCATCCACCTTTGGTATAGCAGGTGCTGCATATGCAGACCAGCAAATCAAAGCCCTACAACAGAAAGAAATTGGTTCTTTCAGTGGCGGTTCAGGAATCGCCAAAGGCAGCCTAGCAACTAGCGCAGAACAAACAGGCGGCAACCTGTAACAACATAGACCTACCTCTACTGACTGGCATGGAGGTTATGTACTTAAAGACCAGTAGCAGAAGCCAACACTCTTTCCCCTGAGAAATGTTGCGGTTTGCGATCAACTACTAACAAAGGGAGTGCCTCATGGCAAACCAATATGAAGAAGACGAAGACGACTTGGACTTTGAAGATCAGCCAATAGCTGATGCTAATGGTCCAGCAAATCTCCGCAAGGCATTGCGCCGTGCAGAGAAAGAAAAGAAAGAACTATCGGAACAGCTAGCAAGTATCCAATCGGACCTTCGCAGTCGCTCCGTCAAAGAAGTATTGGCATCGAAAGGCGTATCTGAAAAGATCGCTAAGTTTATTCCTGGCGACGTAAGTACGCCTGAGCAGGTCGAATCTTGGATTGCTGAGAACGCCGATGTATTCGGTTTCACAGCACCCGAAGAAACTGCTCCGTCTCAAGAAGCCCCAGCCCAGAACGCAATGCAGGTACAGCGTATTAACGCTGTAACCCACAATGCAAATACGCCATCCCGCGATCAAGACACAGCATCAAAACTTGCAGGTGTCAAGACCAAGGAAGAATTGGACGTTCTAATTTTTGGGCAATCAACAGGCCGACCAAGACGTTAATTCCATAATCGCACACTAAACCCTCATAGAAAGAAGGTGACACAATGGCAAATGCATATACAGACTCAACTTCTGGCTCACTAGGTACATCCCTAGTACAGACAGCGTATGATCGTTATGTAGAGTTTGCTCTTCGTGCTGTACCTCTTATCCGCGACGTTGCAGATAAGCGCCCAGTACAACAGGCAATGCCTGGCTCATCAGTCGTATTCCAGATTTACAACGACATGACAGCCGTTACAGCTCCACTATCAGAAACAGTTGATCCAGACGCAGTTGCTCTCGGCAACACAACTCCAATCACTGTTACTCTAAATGAGTACGGAAATGCTTCACTTGCTACTCGCAAGCTTGAGCTATTCTCACTCTCAGACGTAGATCCAGCAATCGCTGACATCATTGCGTTCAACATGGCAGACTCACTAGACACAGTTGCATTGCGTCAGTTGAACTTCGGTTCAAACGCAATCGCTGAGGTTACAGGTGGATCAACTTCAGCAATTAGCACATATGCTGGCT